CCTTTGTTTAAAATCTAGGGTACCCATACTACTTTGTAAAAACTCCGATCATAAACTTCCCACCTTCGAGTCCAGGTCTTACTTGATACACTGCACCATTTGTCTGGCAATAGAAATCCACGTCGGTAAACCCAGCTTGTGTTCCCATCTCTTTAAACTCTTCTGGTGTGTAGTGTTTGTAGTGGAACTCATTTACTGGTGGTAGTTGATGTGGTCGTACTCTTTCGTTTGGTGATGAGGCGATGAACACCTTTGACTTCTTAGCAGCTAAATCAAAAACACTTTGAGCTAGGTCTGGTGGTATATGTTCTATGAATTCAAAAGACACGACACCATCATAGGCGGGTCTTAACAAACGAGGTTCCAGTTTAGTAAAGTCTTCAACAATATAGTTAACCCTTTCCTTAGTGTGACTAAACGATTCTTCGAATACGTTGTGTGCTTCTTTAGATTTATCCAGACAATCTATCTGACTTGACATTACGTTGTGCATAATCACAGCACCATACCCAATACCACAACCAATATCTAAAATATTATTTGGAGTTGTTAATTCTTTTAGTTTCTTACAAGCGAAGTTGTATCGTTCTAAATGATCGGCCCTAATATTATTAGGATCCATTATTCGTTCAACCATTTTCAGCTTTTAGTTTATTAATTAAAAATCTATCCAGTAAGTAGTACCAACATCCATTAATACAAGGTTCTACTAATGCCACTAGTCCAGCTTCGAACAATGAAGCTCCAGTTAACCAGTAGACAACATTCATTGCTATAACGACGTGACCACATGTATAAATAAAAGCACGTCCTAAACTTGTCTCAATCATTCTTCTACTTTCATAATGCACCCTTGTTTCCAAGACCGTGCCATTGGTATAACTTTACGTTTAAAATTAACACACCATTCGCTCAAAGCTTTCCATTCACCTTCTTCCCATTTAGGATAGGGTGATATAGGAGATGGTAGGAGGTCATCAAATCGTAATACGGTACCACTAACAATCTGGTCATTCAATAATTCTAGAATTGTTTTTGTAGATTTATAGAGATCACAATCAATATTAATAAAGGATATGTGTTTTGTGTGATCATTCTTCCAGGTAGGTATCGTTTCTTCAAACCATCCTTCATGTAGTACTACGTTTGGTACAACCTTTGGTAATTCTTTTACGGCAAAGTGTCCTTTCTCTATGACCTTATGCCCCATAAACCATTTCTCAGGCAATCCTTTAAAGCTATCAAAGCCATGTAATGTAACTTTCTTATTTAAACTGGCTAGATAATTTATGGATTTACCTTCATATACCCCAAACTCTAGATAATGTCCCTTAGGATTTAGAATATTCTGCATACAGAATTGATATTCCATCACTCGGTTGTCTAATAACACCATTGGTCGGTATAAAAATTCTTCTGGTCTCATAAAGCGCATTGTAAACAAACACTTGCATAGTGTCAATTAGTCGTTTATATTTAATTTACCAGTTTAATCTACTAGATTATTCTAAATAACTAGTGTATAAGCTTTTGGTGTCTCCTACAGCTTATTGATTTCTGGTATTTTGCAAAGAAAGGGAGAAACTTGTGGGTTAGTCTTCTCCCTTTAAGGATTTACAAGGTGACTGAGAAGAAAGTACACATTATTTACGGCAATATGAAAGAATCAGAACTTATTAACTTGTATAAAGTTAAGAGAGAAGCGAGAATATATGGAGGCGGGGAAGAATTAAAAGAAATACAGGCAGAATTAGAGCGCCGTCGCCTAAGAAGGCTAGAGAAACGTAACCCAAAGGAGTATAATAAACGTATGTTAGAGAAACCAGTAGATAATAACGTAAAAATTCCCACATTTCGTGGATTAACAGCAATGCAAGAGAAATTCTGCATGGAATTTGCAGGTCATGGCGACGAAGTCAAGGCATATACGGCTGCTGGGTACCAACCAGACAAGACTGATGCTAGAACTAGGGCAAAAGCTAGAATTATTATGAAGAATGAAAAGATTATGGAGCGAATCAAAGAGTATCAGGATGAAGCCATAACTAAAGTAACGTGGACAAAAGAGAAAGTTCTAGAAAGACTAGCTAAAGTGTACAATGAGGCTATGCAAGACAGTGATTTTACAAATGCCAACAAATCTATGGAGCATATAGCCAAACATCTGGGTATGTTTGTAGATAAAGTGGAACAGACTGTAAAGACTACAGGCTTTGAGACTGGTGATAAGAAGAAAGACGTTGCACGTTTAGTAAAAATTGCAGGATTAAAAGTCGTATCATCAAACGATGACCCAAAAAAGTAATGAATCTATAAGTGACGAGGATATAGCTAAACTTCGGCACCTAGCATTCCAAAATGTTAGAAATAATTTCGCAGGATTTATTGATGCCTTTGCACCCAAGCTTGTCGCCGACTTTAAAATGGGTAATCATATTGATGTTATCAGTAGAAAGTTACAACAAGTAGAAGAGGGGAAAATTAAAAGACTGATGGTCTTTCTTCCACCTCGTAGTTCTAAATCTTTAATATGTTCCAAGTTATTTCCAGCTTGGTACCTTGGTCGCCACCCTAATCACGAGATTCTATCGGTATCACACAGTGACCAGTTAGCATCCGACTTTGGTAGAAGTGTAAGAGATATTGTTAATGATCCTGATTATCAATCAATCTTTGAAGATGTAAAACTTAGATCAGATGTTAGAGCCGCAGGTAAATGGCAAACGAATAAGAACGGAGTTTATGTAGCAGCTGGAGTTAGAACACAGATTGCTGGTCGTGGTGCTCATGTTGCATTACTGGATGATGTAATGTCAGAGGAAGATGCCTTTAGTGAGGCAGGTCGTCGTTACATTAAAGAGTGGTACCCAGCAGGGTTACGGACGAGGCTTATGCCGAATGGTTCCATTGTAATTATTAATACTCGTTATCATGAAGATGACTTATGTGGATGGCTATTATCAAGTCAAAGTCAAGATATAACTGACAAAGCATTAAACTGGGAAGTTATTCGGATCCCAGCCTGGGTTGATGATAACAGTAGTAAGATTTTAAACTTACCAGTTGGCGAATCTTATTTTCCAGAATGGAAACCAAAAGAAATTTTAAAGAATGATGAAATGGAAATTCGCAGACATAATGGTTCTCGTTATTGGGAATCTTTGTTTATGCAAAACCCCGTACCAGCCGAAGGTGGTATACTTAAAAAGTTGTGGTTTAAAATTTGGGAAGAGAAAGATCCACCGTCGTGTGATTTTATTATACAAACTATGGATACGGCTTTTTCTACGAGAACAACTGCTGACTATAGTGTCATTCAGACTTGGGGTATATTTGTTACAAACGAAACAGATAGTGAAGGAGTTGAACATGATATTGGTAACTTAATATTACTTGGTAGTATTAGAGGTCGCTTTGAATATCCTGAGCTACGATCCAATGCTCAAGATGCTTTTGAAGAACATAATCCAGATTTAATTGTTATTGAGAAGAAAGCCAGTGGACAATCTTTAATACAAGATTTAAGAAGAGCTGGTCTTCCGATCTTGGAATATACACCCGATCGTGATAAAGTAGCTAGAGCATATGCTGCATCTCCATTAATAGAAGCAGGTCGTGTTTGGTTACCTAATAAATTATGGGCACAAGTATTATTTGATGAGGCTGTAAGTTTTCCAAACGCAGCACACGATGACCAAGTGGATGCAATGGTGATGGCTATACACTATATGAAAGATTCTTGGCACTTGCAACATCCCCATGATCCGTATTATAGTGATAGTGATAATACTTATAAAAAAAATAAGGCAACCTACTGGAAGGTATCAAAATAATTATGGCAATCGAAAAGAATCCAAACGAAATAACTAAACCTGTAGACATCGCACAAGAAAAAATTCAAGCCCAATCAGAACAATTTGGTGTTGATGTTAATATTAAAGAAGAGCAAGAAGAAGACATAGTTGTCAATCTAGATGAAACTACTGGTGAAGCTGAGATAGCTTTAAATGAAGACAGTGGAAAGATGTTGGCTTCTATCAGTGAAGATTTCTATACAAACATCGCAGACTTAATGGAAGAAGATGAACTTGCAGAAATATCTCAGACGGTTATTGAAAACTATCAAACAGACAAAGACTCACGAGAAGAATGGGAACAGACATTTGAGAGAGGCTTTGACTTACTCGGTTTAAAACTAGAAGAAACAACTGAACCGTTTGATGGTGCATGTACAGCAACCCATCCATTAATAATTGAGAATGCCGTTAAGTTTCAATCAAAGGCATCACAAGAATTATTTCCAAGTAAGGGTCCAGTTAAGACACAGATTGTAGGTGCGCAGACTCCAGACAAGGAAAAACAAGCGCAACGTGTTAAAGATTTTATGAACTATCAATTGACTGAGGAAATGCCTGAGTATTTTGATGAGTTTGAAAAGATGTTATTCCACCTACCATTAATTGGTACGGCAGTTAAAAAAGTTTATTATGATGAAACATTAGGAAGACCTATATCGGAATTCATCCCAATCGATCAGTTCCATGTATCTAATTTGGTATCGGATCTTCGTCGTGCGGACAGATGTACTCACGTAATCTATCGTAATGAGAATGATTTAAGAAAAGATATGGATGCTGGTATGTATCGAGAATGTGAACTTGGTGAACCAGATCAGACGGACAGAGGATCCATTACTTCTAAAGCCGAACAGA